TAACGCTTGTGCCGAAAGATTCGCGCGGACCTCGTGTCATCAGCATGGAACCCTTAGAGGTTCAATACCTTCAACAAGGTTTGATGCACAATCTTGTTCGTGCCATCGAGGCTCATCCCCTTACAAAGGGGCGTGTGAACTTCCACGACCAAACCGTCAACGGACGGCTGGCGTTAGAGGCATCATGGACGCAAGAATATGCGACCCTTGACCTCAAGGAAGCTAGTGATCGCGTGTCAGTAAAGCTAGTTGAAGCCCTAACGGGTGAATACTATCCCTATCTGGCCGCGTTGCGTAGTCACGCAACGAAGTTGCCGAACGGTGAGGTGATTCATCTCGCTAAGTACGCTCCCATGGGAAGTGCTTTATGCTTTCCTGTGTTAAGCCTCGTTGTGTTTGCACTCGCTACAAGCGGGTGCCTAACGGGATCTGTTAGCTCTGATGTCTTTGTGTTTGGGGACGATCTCATAGTTCCCACCCAGAGTTATCAGGGTGTCGTCGGAGCTCTTGAAAACGCGGGCCTTCGGGTCAACGAGGACAAGAGCTTTGTTCGCGGGAAGTTTCGGGAATCGTGTGGTGTCGATGCTTATGATGGCATCGACGTCACGCCGACTCGATTCAAAACGGTACCGCCAACAAAGTCCAGTCACGCTCAGGAGATTTCAGCATGGGTAGCGTATTCTAACAATCTACATAAGATTGGGTACGTCAACCTTGCGGCCTTTTGTAGGGAGATCGTTGAATCCGTTATCTGTTTACCACAGACGCCGGAAGATTTTGGTTTCCTTTCGTTTAGAGGTCCTTGGTCTATCCCATCAGGGATGGAGCTCATTGTGAAGTCTGACGGTCGCCGCGTTATTAAAGGCGCGTATGTCCTAAAGCCCCTTCTAAAGGAGGAGCCAACAGACGGCCGTTTCCGGTTGACTAAGAGTCTCACGAAAGTGGGCCAAGTTAGCTGGACTGACGAGCGAGTATTCGCGGAGAGGGTCCGAGTGATTCGGACAGATGTCAACGTGAGTTGGTGTCTGTCGCTCGGATCTGCGCTCATGCTTTTGGCATGAGTGCAGGGGGGACTGGCAATGCAGAATTCTTCTGCAGGGGAC